ACACAACCTTCCCGGATGCCATCTGCCGCTTGAACAGTGTGAAGGGTTCTCTTGCACGCATTTTCTTTCCTTTTCTGTACACATTCTGTACACACCTCGAAAAATCCATGCATGCTATATAAGAAAAATAAAAAGGCAAACCGCATGCAAGTGTAATCCTGCTAACGATTTGCCTATTGTGCCCAGAACAAGACTCGAACTTGCACAGGTGTGACCCCGCTAGGACCTGAATCTTTCGCAGCATAGTTGACAAAGCTGTTGTAGCTTATCCCAACCATCGCAGCTACTTCTTTTTTGGAAAGTGAGAGAGTTTTGGCTTGAATATCGAACCTTCTCCAAAAGTCTATCATAGTATCCATAGATATAACCTCCTAAGATAATGAAATATCCGTATGATTATAATATTTTATAAAATAATATTTGTATATTGCGAAAATATCCGAATGATGTTATATTCAGGATATGAAATATGCAAACGGATATAAATTCAAAATCGGGGCTTGGATCAGCAACGACACCAAGCGCAGGGCCGATCTCTACCGGGCCCTCTCTGGCAGATCGCTCCAGGACATATACGAGGAAGCCTTGAATCAGTTCCTGGACAAAGCATTCCAGGATCTCGGTCCTTCCGCTGCATTCCCCGTCATTCAACAGAATGACCTTTGAATATACAGGAGGAACAACCATGGAACAGCAGTATCAGAATTTCAATCCCTTTTTCCCACGCAGGAGCTCCATCAAGGAAGCGGCAAAGCTGCTTTCACTCAGTGATCGAATGGTCCGGCATTTGATCGCGCTTCCATCGAGCCATCCGGACTATCTCCCAGCCGAACGGATTGGATCCAGGATTCTGTTGAATCCCAAAACCGTGGAGGAATGGCTGGAACGGCATGCGATTTCCGGTACGACCGGTTGATTTTTCACAAGTATAGCGATTTGCCTGCGGGGCACCCTCGCCCGGTGCCCCACTTTCATGGGCTATACGCAATTTTGGTCATCCTGGCGGGAAGCCGGTGTTCGATTCACCGGATGGCCGTAGGGGCACGCATCCCCTTTTGTTACTCCTGAAGCGGTGGGACTCCGTGGAGCCGGTGGAAGCCCGGCATTCCATACGAAGGAGGCAATGCATGGGATTGAAGGACATCGGGAGTCTGCATGACATCAACCAGGGAGTCGTGCAGGAGCAGTTCGGCCGGGAGTGGCCGAGGATCCTGGGGAACATCGCCGATCCGAGCACGGATCCGAAGGCAAAGCGGAAGCTGACCATCGACATCGAGATTTGCCCCAGCGAGGACCGCTCGATCGCACGGGTGATGGTGAAATCGAAAACCACCCTGGCTCCGGTGAGGGCGGACGAGTCGATGATCTTCATGGAGCTCACGGGATCCGGAGTGGTGGCGATGGCGCGGACAGAGGACCTCCAGCCGATGCTGGACAACATCATCCCGATGCAATCGGGAAAGGAGGCGTGACCCATGGACGGGAGCGCAGTACAGGCAATCAGGGACATGGTCCTGAAAAACCATGTGATCGATTTCGAGGGAGCGAAGTTCGTACCCCAAGGGTACACGGAGTTGCGGTTTCATGTGGACCGGCCCAAGACGCTGGAGTTCAACACCCTCAAGTCGCTGGTCGATTTCGTGAAGGAGAATCCGAACGACCTGCCCATGGAGGGAGCGATCGTGGTGGTCAACCAGGACAGGTCGGTGAGCCTGTACATGGACATGGACGAAAACGATGCGCAGCGGACGCTCCTGGTCGTGGCGAAGACCGACATCGAGTCGTTCCCGTTCGACCGGTTCCTTCCGTCCGAGGCATTCAACATTTATCTGCAGACCCGGTTCGACTACGACGAGAATGCCATGAACCTCTTCAGAATCACCAGCCGGTTGCGGGTTGACGAAGGGGTGACGATCAGCGACGACGGGATGAGTGCCCGGGTGACGATCCAGAAGGGGATCTCCGCGGCGAGTGCCGACATTGCCAATGTTCCCACCAGGGTGACTCTCGCTCCGTTCCGGATGTTCCCGGAATGCGACCAAGTCCGTTCCCAGTTCATCGTCCGTCTCAAGGAAGGGGAGGACAAATCTGCCCACATCGGGTTGTGGGAAACGGACGGAGGTCTCTGGAAGGTGGAGGCCAAGGAGAGCATCAAGAAGAAGCTGCAGGAGTACGGCTTGGAATTGCCGGTGTACGCCTGAGTCGGATGGTGGTTGGAAGTCCAGACGAGCGCATGCCCGGCGTCCCACCCAGCAGGGCACTTTTCAAGGAGGCGTGTCATGGTGTTGTCAATCGAGGGTCTCAAGGACCTGCAGGGAACCGAGATCCACAATTTTGTGGCGACAACCGCTTATGGGGGGTTGAACTTCTCACCTCCCAAGGAAATCCGGGAGTACTTCATTGGGCTGTTCAGAAAGTTCGATGTAGCTGGTTTGAAATCAAGTACCGTCAACATTTCAAGGGAAGGTTACGACGAAAACCTCTCGTTCCAGCTGGAAATCCACGATATTGTCGCGAATGTAGCACTAGATAGAAGAATATCCTGATTCCCATACCGGCATTGGACAACCTGCAGAAAGCCGCACCGGAAACCAAACCGACATCGATTCATCTGAGATGCGGCGGATCTTTCCGTCGCAGGTTCGAATCCTGCCGGTCCCATACCACGAGTGGTGCTCGACAACCAAAAAAAAGAGGCGCCTTCCGAGAAGAGCGCCATGATGCACAGCTTGGATGTTCAACCTGACCCGAATCCTAGTGCGCATCGCGAATACTGTCAAGGAGACAACGATGGAGTGGATCATCGGCACAGTGTATGTCCTGGTGACGGCTTATGGCATCCGCTATCTGATCAGGAGGCTGAGATGCTCAAAATAAACCTGGTCGAACACCAAGTGACCGTCAGTACGCTGCAGCGCTTCAAGATCGGGGATCGGGTGCGGGTGCTGCACAAGGGCGCATGGATTCCCCTGACGATACGGAAGATCGCCTACGCACTTCCGCCCAGAGTTCCCCAGGACTCCACGCGGATCCTTGCGAACTGTGTGTACGAAATGGTGGGAAAAGGGCACCGCCTGCAGGTTTCGGAGCGGGTGTCGGCACCGGACTCCATCCGCGAGGGATGGGGGGACGACCAGTGAGCGACAAACGTCGGATCCGCCGGATGGTGTGCCGACGGTGCGGACGGTACGGACAGACCGAGTGGCACCATGTGTTCGGTGGACCGCTGCGCAAGATCTCGGACAAGCAGGACTTCGTGCTGGAATTGTGCCACGACTGCCACCAGGAACTGCACGAGCACCCGGGGATCGCTCTGGTGCACAAGCAACGATTCCAACACGAGTGGGAGAAGAGCCATTCACGGGCCGAATGGATGGCCATGATGCACCGCAATTGGCTGGAGGAGTGATGCACATCGAATTCGATGCGGAGGCCCTGCCCCGCTCGCTGCGGCGCAAGATGGACAAGGCGGCGGCACACATGCTGCGTGTGGGCAGGCAGGCGGCCAGGGTCCGAAACGGATCATTCGTTGTCGGGGAGCAGTCGCCAAAGGACGACCAACCGTCCAAGGAAGGCCACACGACGGGTTTGGAGCGGATCCTTGCATGGGCGCTTCCCAAGACCCGCCCGGGACACCTGGACGGATTTCTGGAATCCCTGGGCAACTCGGCTTGCTCCCTGCTGCTGAACAACAGATGCACCTTGTGTCCCGCAAAGGGGCACAGCACCGACAAGCGGGCATGCAGGCGGGTCCTGGGAGCCTGGTTGGTGCATGATTTCAAGGAGGGACGGACATGACCCAAAAAGATGCAGTGAGGCAGGTATTGGCATGGATGACCGAAGGCCAACAGCTGACCGGATGGCAGATCCACCAGCGGGTGGTGCGTGTGTTGAAGGCGAACAACGAACGGACGATGCCCTTGGATGCGACGGTATTGCGCCGTGTACGGGAGCTTGCGGCCGAGTACCACATCCACAACATCAAAGGCGAGAGCCTGTACATGAAGCAGTCGCAAGGCATGCTGTTTGAGGAGATCCAGGCATGAAGTACACGATCATGGGATTTTCCCAGAAGCGGCTGCTCTCCCTGGGATTGGGGATGGACGAGGCGATGATCCTGCGCTGGCTGGTGGACTACCGCAGTGCCGGAACGATCAGGACCATGACCATCGACGGACAGGAATGGCTGTGGATCAACTACGGCGGCGTACTGGCCGACATACCGATCGTGGCGGGCTCGGTGAAGACACTCACCCGTCGGTTCGAACGCTTGGTGGAAGCCGGTGTGTTGGTGCACCAGACGGTCAAGGAAGGCGGTACGTACTCGTGTTTCCGGATCGTCGAGGAGACCTACCTTTCGCTGATCGACGACCCCTACGAGCTGGTCGGGGACCCTGACGGGAAAGTCAAAAAATTACCCGCCGACGCCTCCGGAGAGCCTCGGACAGAAGTGTCCGACGGTGGGACAGATTTGTCCGACGGTCAGACAGAAATGTCCGAGGGGGTCGGACAGAATTGGGAGAGGGGGTCGGACAAAAGTGTCCGACCAAAAGATACGATCACTAATAAGATACAATCACTAGATAAGACACAAGAAAGAGAGCGCGCGAAGGCGCGGTTCTCCAAACCAACCGTCCAGGAAATCTCCCGGTATTGCCAAGAACGGGAGAACGGCATCGACGGGCAGTCTTTTTTTGACTTCTACGAAAGCAAGGGATGGATGGTCGGATCCTCGCCGATGAAGGACTGGAAGGCTGCGGTGCGCACCTGGGAGTCCAAGGGAAGGCGCGATGCACCCGAACGCGGATTCCGTACGGGACGCGTGAACGAGGCATGGGCGGGACGGTCCTCGGGCCGGTTCGAATTGTAGGAGGGCACCATGGGTACGTTGTCGGACACAATGCGGGACAAGGGCATGACGGTGGGGTTGGCGGACATCCAGTGTCCGGTGCACGGACGGGTGACGGTGGTGGCGTGCCTGGACTTGGAGGGCAAGGTGTACCACGGCAAGTGTCCCCGCTGCGAGACCGAGCGGCTCCTGCAGGAGAAGGCGGAGGTGGAGATCCGGCGGATGGATCCCGAGATGCTCCTGCGAAGCCGGATGGAGGCCGCAGGGGTTCCCCCGCTGTACATGGACCAGAGTTTCGACACCTTCAGGGAGGACGGGTACTCGGATCCCAGAAGGGAGACCCGGATGGAGTTCCAGCGGTTCGTGGGAAGCCAGAGCCTGAATTTGGTCCTGCTTGGGACCCCGGGGGTTGGGAAAACCCATCTGGGGATCGCGCTGATCCGGGAAATGCTCAAGACCGGACGCAGTGCCCGCTACGTGAAGGAAGGCGTGCTGCTCAGGGAGATCAAGGCAACCTTCGGGCGGAAGGGAGAGACGGAGCAGGACGTGATCGACCGGTATGCGTCCTACGACCTGCTGGTGATCGACGAGGTGGGGCTCTCCCCTTGGACCGAATACAACAGCCAAGCGATCTCGGACATGCTGGACGACCGGGGATCCGCGATGTTCAAGACCGTGTTTCTGGGAAACCTGACGGCAAAGGAATTCAAGCAGCATTTCAACGACCAGTGCATCAGCCGCATCGGGTACAAATCGGTGAACCTGGAGCTGAACACCCGGGACTATCGGAGGGTGGCATGCCAATGAGATTCAAGAACCGCAATGCGGTGCGCACCTTGGCGAAGGCTGTGGTCGACCTGGCGTTCCAGGATTTGGAGCGCACCGGCGTGTGGCACGACGATGCGGTGCTGTTCTTCGAGGACCGGCGGGCGCTGGACCTCTTCTGCTCGATCAGCAATCTGGATTCGTCCGACACCTACCGACACTACCGGATGCGCTTGGGGAAACCCGACCAGGATCCGTCCGGAGGGGATGCGGTCAAGGTGTTCCTGCATGACCGGTTGCTCCTTGCCGTGGGATCGGTGCACGAGGCCGCCCGTGCCACAGGGATGTCCGAGAGGCGGGTGCGCCAATACATCCGGAACGGCAAGACCACCCGCATGGGATACCGCATTGAGACCAGCGATCCCGTGCTCGGGGAGCGGCGCCTGATCAAGGTGCGCCTGCACGGCAAGACGGTGGGGAATCCGAAGAGCATTGCCGCGGTGGCGCTCCGTTGCCGGATCGGGGAGCCCGAAGTGCTGCGGATCCTCCGGGAGGGAGGCCAAACCCCTGACGGAGAATCCCTGGAGTGGGCCACATGAGGGGACGGCGGACTCCGGTGTTGGCGGTCTCCGGGGATTTGATCGTCCATTACCGGAGCCTGTCGGAAGCTGCGGAAGCGGCAGGGGTGAGCAAGGTGGAGATCTATCGGGCCATCAGGGGCGACCGGAGGATCAACGGTGTGAGCTACGACTACGACCTGGACGCGGGCTATTTCCAGGATCTGGAGGAGCAGGATGTCTGACAGGATCAAGCCGAACATGCTGGTGAGGTATCAGGGCGCGCAATGGCTGGTTGCATGGATAAGCACCGGTGGAATTCTGAAAATCACGAACGGATCGGATTGGGAGATAGTCCCGCAAACAGATGTGGAACCTGTTGAGGAGGAGCTGGATGGAAGAGCGGATTGACAGCTGGGACTTGGTGTCCTGGGCCGGGCGGCTCTGGCGGGTGTGCTGGCGTACCGGAGGGGTGCTGCACCTCTCGGACGGAACGATGGGGCGCTTGGTTCACCAGAGCATGGTGAGGTTGGTCGAGAAAGGCAACGGGTTCGACTTGGACCGCGAGTTCAAGGATCCCTACCCGAACGAATAGGAGGACGCGATGAACGGACTGTGCCTTCAGGGATCGCGGGTGAATTCCCGCACCTGGGAACCCGATGCTCCGCTGCACAAGGAGTACCGGATGTCGGAGATCAACCGCCGGATATCGGAGGCGGTGCCCTACTGGCCAGAGGCGATCGAATTGAGTGCCCTGGCGGTCCGATTCGGGATGACGAGCAAACAGTTGGCAAGTCGGTTGCAGGCGTTCCAGGACGAATGCCTGATATTCCAGGACGGCCCCGCGTTGTCTCGCCTGAGGGGCGATCTGTCGAACCTGTGGGAGGATGCGTGATGATACAGTGCAATGCAAAGATGGTGGAGGGACCCCATGGAGCATGAAGGACATGGTTTGACGCTGGACACCCTGGTGCTGGAAGCCAACCTGGCGGCGATGGCAAAGGGCTTCCACGACCAGGACACGCAGGTCGGCACCGAGATCGCGCTGATCCACGGCGAGCTCAGCGAGGCACTGGCGGCCCACAGGTCCGGCCATGTGTTCGTGGAGCACTACCGGGAGAGCGACGAAGCACACCATCTGCTGGAGGATTATGCAAATGGCGGATCGCTGATGTGCGACCGCGACTACGAGGCCGCGGTGAAGGACAGCCTGGAGGACGAGCTTGCCGACGTGGTGATCCGGGTGGCCGATTTGTGCGGAGAGTTGGGAATCTCCCTGGAGACGCATGTGAAGGCGAAGCTGCGCTTCAACAAAAGCAGACCCCGCCTGCACGGCAAGCGGTATTGAGGAGGATGCAGTGAAACGAATCTATGTGAGCCACCCGTATGCGGGCGATCCCGCGGGCAACAAGGCGAAGGTCGAGCGGATCTGCAAAGACATCCTGGCAAGCGGCGAGGGACTGCCGATCTCGCCCATCCACCTGTTCGCATTCACCGACGATACGCACCGGGATGAGATCCTCAATGCTTGCCTGCGGCTCTTGGAGATTGTCGACGAGGTGTGGGTGTATGGAACCAGCCCGGGCATTGAGCTTGAGAGAGCCCATGCCGTCGAGCTTGGTATTCCCGTGTGGGATGTACGCACGGGGGATGCTTTCTGATGGCGACTCGCAATCCGGTGTTCTGGTGCCCGTACAAGCGCAGGACGTGCGAGGCATCCGGCATGGCATGCGCCGACTGTCCCCGCAAGGCACGCGAGGCACGCCCCTCGAGGAGCCGCCGGGGCTACACGAACGAGTGGCGCCGCATCCGGGAGGAGGTGCTTGCATCCCACGGGATCCCCAGGCAGGAGTGGCCGTTGTACGACGTGGACCACAATCCGCCCTACAACGCAAGTGTCGAGCCGGACCACCGCAGGTACCACCTGGTGCCGTTGCTGCGCAGCGAGCACTCGCGCAAGACGGCGCGGATGGACACCAAGCGGGATTCGGAGGGGAAATTCACGAAGAAATGGTAATTTTTTGACATTCCGGTACGGAAAAATCCGGGGTTGCAAGAAAAATCACGTCAATTTTTTACCTACAGGGGGTGTTTCAGTGGTTTTTGAGAAGAGGAATCCCAGGGATCTGGTGTTCGCAAGCTACAACCCCAGGAAGGATCTGCGTCCGGGAGATCCGGAATACGATCGGATCAAGAGCAGCATCCTGCGGTACGACTACGTGGATCCGGTGATCGTCAACAGCGACAACACCATCATCGGCGGGCACCAGCGGGTGAAGGTGCTCATCGACCTCGGGTATGCCGAGATCGACGTGGTGGTGGTCGACCTGGACAAGGACCGTGAGAAGGGGCTCAACCTGTCGCTGAACAAGATTTCCGGATCCTGGGACGACGAGGCCCTTGCCCTACTGCTGGCAGAGCTCAGGGACAAGGATCTGGAGACCGGGTTTGCAGACGAGGAAGTGGAGAAGCTGTTGGGCCGGATCGGGGAGAGCGTGTCGCTTGACGAGGACTTCGACCCGGTCGGGGAGCTGGAGCGGATCACGGAGCCGGTCACGAGAATCGGGGACCTGTACGTGATGGGACGGCACCGCCTGCTCTGCGGCGACAGCACCGATGCGGATTCGGTGGCAACCCTGATGGGTGGAGAGTCGGCGCGGATGGTGTTCACCGACCCGCCGTGGAACGTGGACTATGGCAGCGTGGAGCACAACGGGCGCGGACGGGCGATCCTGAACGACAACATGGACAGCGAGTCGTTCCGGCGCTTTTTGGGAAACATGGCCGCACTTATGGCCGGGCACACGGTTCCCGGGGCGATGGTGTACGTGGTGATGTCCTCCTCCGAGTGGGGCACGCTGATGCCGGTGATGCGGGACGCGGGCTTCCACTGGTCCACCACGGTGGTGTGGGTGAAGGACAGCCTGGTGTTGTCGCGCAAGGACTACCACACCCGCTACGAACCGATCTGGTACGGATGGCGCGAGGGGGCGGCCCGCCTGAGGCCCTTGGAGGACCGCACGCAGTCGGATGTGTGGGAGATCGACCGGCCCAAGCGCAGCGACGAGCACCCGACGATGAAGCCGGTGGCGCTGGTTGCCAGGGCATTGGTGAACAGCAGTGGTCCGGGTGATGTGGTGCTGGACCCGTTCGGAGGCTCGGGCACGACGCTGGCTGCATGCGAGCAGGCGGGACGCTCGTGCAGGATGATGGAGTTGGATCCGGGATACTGCGACGTGATCGTGCGGCGCTGGGAGCACATGACCGGGATGAAGGCCGAAGTGGAGCGATCAAGTGGGAATGACGGGCCGGAGGAACACAGTGTCGGCGATCGCCGGGAGCATCGCGGACTTGGAGAGCGAGGGGAGGAGCGAGGATGAGATCGCCCAAGCCCTGGGAGTCTCCGTGGGACAGCTGCAGGGCTACATCAGGGAACACCGCACGGACATCGACTATGCGAAGGCGCGGGTGCTGGGACGCAAGGAGGAATGGCTGCGGGCCCTGGGCAAACGGGCGGTTGGCTACGAGTACAAGGAGCGGAGGGTCACCACGACCGAGGTGGACGGACGCAAGAAGGTCTTCACGGAGATCACCGAGAAGCACATGCCGCCCGACACAGCGGCCCTGGTGTGGCTGTTGGAGCATGGGGACTAAAATTGTGAAACACTTTCACGGACAGGCCCAGGGGGGGGCGGGTACAATCGCTGTGAGGCTCGAGGTTCAAACCGCGGGTGGACCTTGCCTCACGCGTTGGCAAAATGGAGATTTCCGAAATGGGCGGCAGACCTAGAAAACCAAGACAGCTCAAAGTCCTGCAGGGCACGTTCCGCCAGGACCGGAATCCGCAGATGGAACCCGATCCGGCTCCCGTCGACCAAGGCAGGCTGCGCCCGCCGTCCACGCTCAACAAATGGGGGAAGGCATTCTGGAACGAACACATCGGGGAGCTTGCCGACACCGGGGTGCTCACCAGTGTGGACGTGGCATCCTTCGAGGTGACCGCGGCAACTTTCGGGCAATGGAAGGAAGCCGAGTACATCGTGGGGCATGACGAGTTCAAGCGCAAGCGGACCCTGGAGGCGTACATGAGCAGCCGGGGCTACGAGCGCAAGAACATGCCCGAGCTGATCGTGATGGAGAAGGCGCGGACCGACTTTCTGCGGTACGCCATCCAGTTCGGATTGAACCCCGCGTCACGCAATCGCATCGACGTGGCCCCGCGCAACGGGGCGGTCGATCCGATGGAGGACCTGCTGAGCGACCATGGCTGAGTACGAGACCATCCGGGCTAAACAGTACATCAAGGACGTGGCCTCGGGCAAACTGACGGCATGCCGGTATGTGCGTCTCGCGGTAGGTCGGCACTTGGCGGACCTGGAACGATCAAAGGATCCGTCCTGGCCGTACCGGTTCGACGAGGGGAAGGCGATCCGGTCCATCAAGTTCGCCCAACTGCTCAAGCATTCGAAGGGCAAATGGGCCAAGCGAAAGGAAAGCCTTCGCCTGGAGGGATGGCAGCAGTTCATCAAGTGGTGCGTCCACGGCTGGGTGCGCAAGGACACAGGAACCCGCCGCTTCCGCAAGGCCTACGTCGAGGTCCCGCGGAAAAACGGAAAAACCACATTGGCAGCAAGCGACGTGTTGGATCTGTTCTTCCTTGACGGCGAGGAGGGAGCCGAAATCTACACCGCGGCAACCAAACGTGACCAAGCCAAATTGTGTTGGGCCGAGGTGGCATCGATGATCCGCAAGCAACCGGCGCTACGCGAGCGGGTGGACATCCTGAACAACACCTCCACCATCCGGCTCAAGGGAACGCTGTCGGTGATCAAGGCATTGGGGGCGGACAGCAACACCGAGGACGGACTGAACCCATTGATGGGAGTGATCGACGAATACCATGCGCACAAAACGGCGGACATGGTGAATGTGCTCGAGAGCGGCATGGGAAGCCGGGCCGAGCCGTTCATCGAGATCATCACCACCGCAGGCACCAACCAGCACGGGCCCTGCTACCAGGAGGAGCGGACGCTGGCGGTGAACACACTCGAGGGAGGCGGGCCGGAGGATTTCTTCTGCATCATCTTCACGCTGGACGAAGGGGACGACTGGACCGACCCGTCGGTGTGGGGCAAGGCGAATCCGAACCTGGGCGTATCGGTGTACGAGGAGTATCTGGCCTCGCGGGTGAACTTGGCCCTTGCCAGTCCCCGCAAGCAGAACGACGTCAAAACCAAGAACTTCAACATCTGGTGCTCGGCACAGACTGCTTGGATACCGCACGATACGTGGGATGCCTGCGGTGGGGACGTAGATACCCAAGCGTTGGCAGGCAGGCCATGTACGGCAGGCCTTGATTTGGCCAATTCGGTGGACCTGTCGGCGGTGGCCCTGGTGTTCCCGCCCCGGGACATGGAGACGGACTACCAGATCCTGGTGCGCTACTACATGCCCGAGGACGTGGTCGACGAGAAGACGCGTACGGACAAAGTTCCCTATGCGCTGTGGGTCGAGCAGGGATGGATCACGGCCACGCCGGGAAACATCATCGACCAAGATTTCATCGAAGCAGACCTGCGTGCCGTGTTCGATCTCTACGACTGCGAGCGGACCGCCTACGACCCGTGGAATGCCAGTCAGATCGTGACGCACCTGCGGGCCGAGGGGATGACGATGGTGCCCATGCGCCAGGGATACGCGACACTCAGCCCGATCTCGAAAAGTTTTGAAACACTTTTGCTGTCGAAGCGCATCCGGCATGGTAGAAATCCCGTGTTGGCATGGAACATGGCCTGCACCTCGGTCAAGGAGGATGAGAATGGAAACATACGGCCGGTGAAGCCCGAGCGGGGCTCGGGCATGCGCATCGACGGAATCCTGGCGACGATCATGGCGCTGGGACTGGCACTGGAAGAAGTCGACGGGACGGCGGACGACGGAACGCTGTGGGTGGTGTGATGGGACTGGGACGGACGGCCCTGCGGGCTTTTGGCAGATTGGTGGCGCGCGCGATGACCCTCGAGGAATTGGCGGGGTCGCTCTCGGTGCCGACAACCAGCGGCGAACTGGTGGGCATCGAGTCGGCCCAACGCCTGTACGCGGTCTATGCATGCGTGAACGTGCTGGCCGAGACGTTGGCCACCCTTCCCCCGAAGCTCTACCGGGTCGGATCCGACGGCGGAAGGGAGGTGGTGCGGGACCACACGTTTGCCCGGACGCTGCGCAAGCCGAACCATCTGGGCACGGCATTTGATTTCTTCGAGCTCATGGTCTGGCACCTGGCGCTGCGCGGGCGGTTCTTTGCGATGAAGGTCCGCGTGCGCGGCGAGATCGCCGAGTTGATCCCCATCGAGAATCCGGATCTGGTGGATGTACGGACCACCGACGACTACGAGCTGCGGTTTGTGGTCAAGGGTACCGAATACAC